TTTGTTGGATTGTTATGTGGTAGAGAATTAGCAATCAGCACAATGAGTAACGGGTCGTATAGATTAAAGAATGTGTTTCCTATTGTAGGAAGAGACTTTATGAAGATGATGATTGGACTAGGTGCAAGTTTAGGAATAGTACTTGCCATACACTATGTGATAGTTCCAAACGGACTATAAATTACACAATATCGACGTTGATGCTAAATAAACGAACGGCAACAGCGTCGATATTTTTTTGACTAAAATTTTTTTTGACTAAAGGAAACAAAAATGACACAACTAATAGACCCAAGCAAATTTACTTCCACAGTTGGCCTTTTAAGGTCATTTTTTTTGGAAAAAGGATTTCTTGAAGTACACACACAAAACAGATTAAGCATACTAGCCGCATGCGAAGATCCATTCAACGTAGCAACATATAACTATGCAGGCCAAGTATGGCCGCTACCACAAACCGGCCAGATGTGGTTGGAACATGAATTACTAAGTCAGCCCTCAGCAAAGGGCTTTTTTTGTGTCTCCACGTCCTACAGACAAGAACCAAATGCAATACCAGGCAGACACGATATAATATTTCCAATGTTTGAATTTGAGTTTCCAGGTGATATAAATGATCTTAAGAAGATGGAATATGAACTATGTGAATACTTAGGATTTCCAAAGCCAACAGAAAAAACATATGCTGAATGGCAAAAGCATTTTGGTTTAGCAAGCGATTATGAAATGACTGCTACTGAAGAAGGCAAAATGTACAACGAGTTTGGTGCCACTATGATAACAGACTTTCCAGAAATGACATCACCATTTTGGAACATGAGTAGATATCCAAGTGAAACTGAAAGTAAAAAGATAGATGTAATACTAGGTGGTATGGAAACAATAGGTAGTGCAGAACGTAGTACTGATGTAGACATGATGAGAGATACATTCCATAGTATTACAGATGGTGCTTATAGTAATTTACTTTATAAACTGTTTGGCAAAGATAGAGTAGAAGCAGAACTAGAAGAGTTTTTAAAGTTTGACTTCTTTTCAAGAGTTGGTGGTGGAATAGGCATGACAAGAATGATTGCTGCCTTAGAAAAGCACAATGCTATAGCCAAGGCAGCTTAGTTTATTCTGGGGTGGTGAAATTGGTAGACACGTACGGCTGTTAACCGTATGGTTGAATGTACTGCAATATATTTAACCGTGTAGGTTCGACTCCTACCCCCAGAGCCAATTTTTAAGTTGCGTAAATCTCCAATACTGTGTCAATAATAGGATGTCTTTGTATATCCTGATTGCTCATGTAACAAACGGCTAGTCCACTTCTAGCATTTTCTAGTCGTTTGCATAAATCTATTAGACCGTTATTGTGTACGGTTCTATCCGTTTGTTCAACGTCGCCGGTAATAACTATTTTGCTATTCTCACCTATGCGTGTCATCAGCATTTTCATTTGACTAGGTGTAGCATTTTGCATTTCATCTGCTATAATCCAGGCATCCTTGAATGTACGTCCTCTCATGAAAGCCAGTGGTGATATCTCAATGGTTTGTTCGTCAAGCATGCGTGCTATTTCTTTTTTAGTGTAGAATTCTCGCAGTACGTCAAACAAAGGTCTTGTCCACGGCTCCATTTTACTGTTCAAGTCCCCAGGCAGAAAGCCATGCTTTTCATCATCGACACCCACTGCTGGACGAGTTAGTACAATACGTTCACATGCACCATCTCTAAATGCTTTTATAGCCGCTAACATTGCAAGATAAGTTTTACCCGTGCCCGCAGGTCCAGTTGCCACAACAATACTCGTTTGTGCGTCTAGTAGGCTCAGTATAAGTTTTTCTTGATTGCGTGACTTCGGACGAAGTTCAATGTGTTTGCGTTTTAGTGCTTGGTTAAAATTTATTGTGTTGTCTTGTTGTAGTTGTCTTTGATATTTTGCTTTACGTTTAGCTCGAGACATTGTATCTCCTAGGTTAAAGGTTATTCGCTACCCACAATAATATTTACAGAATAAACTAATTAGAAATATTGTGTGTAAAATCACAATACTATTCGCTAAATATATTAGCGGCCACAATTCAGTATTGGACTAAATACTGCTAACATAAGAACAAAAGGCCACAAATGTCACTTAGCGATTCAGAATTTTTCAAAGACGGTTCAGACTACTGGATGGTAGCAGACAATATCAAAGGCATCTACATGAGTAATGGTAGCATGCGAGTGCTACTAGACTTTGAACGTGTACTGAACGAATTAGATATATTTGCATTCCGCAATTGGGAACTTGGTGAGCTAGTTGCTGGACCAGAACAAGGCCCATATAAAACAAGTTGTACATTTTTATGGCCTGCAAAACTAATGCCAGACCCAAGAGGTGCAATGCGACTACTACCCTTCGATTGCGAAGTCAAATGGAAGAAAACCAAAATGAAGGTTCCTGTAAAAGTAAAAAACCCAAGTGATTTTAAACCTGGAACAAAAGTTGCTAGACTAATTGAGAAAGACATATGGTTAATAGAAATTATCATGCCAAAAAGTCTCATGGCAGACATAAGAACTGGTAGTATAGAACTAGAAGATGAAACAGTCGATCTGCAAGACCTAGATGATGCATATAGTGAAGATCTTGATCAACAACAGGTTATGGACGCAGATGCACAACAAGAAATGGATACAAACGTCGATGTCCAAGTTTAATTTAACAGAAGGTTTAGGCTACAAAGACCTAGCCGGCATGATGAAAAGCACCATGTATATTGATGACTTTTCATCAAAGATGGGCGATGATGATGAAATAGTTGTTGCTAGTTTTTATGTTAGAGATAGACAAGCCGCAGTGGATTTGGTCAACTGGTTTGAAAAAGGCTATGATTTTGTACTAGATGCTGATATGAGTCCAGGCGAAGTAAAACCAAACAGATATCTTGTATACATTGAACTCAAACGTAGAAACTACACTGCTGATAATTTGGCCTCTTTGCTGGATGATTTTAACACATTAACTGAATATGAAGGTGATGGATGGACCATGGGCTACAGAGGCAAAGAAATGCCTTTTACTGTGGAACAATTCAACATGCTAGTTCCTACTTCACCAAAAACCTACCGTGAACGTGAGCAGTTTGAACTCAATGAGATGAGAACTGCAGCCGGTATTGCTCCTAAGACTATATACAACAAAGGCAAACGTGCCAAAGATATAGAGAATTTATTAGCAAACGCAGGTAGATAATGCCCTATGAAAAAATAGTTGCAGTTGGTGACAGTTTCACCAGAGGTGATGAACTATTAGATTGTCCACAACAACAAATATTAGGATCACCTCTTAGTTTTAGTCATAATACATGGCCTGCCCTAATTGCAAAAAACTTGTCAATTGATTATGACTGCATAGCAATTGGCGGCCGGGGCAATCATTGGATAAGTTGGCAAGTTGCGGCACACATACACAATTATAAAAGTGTTGATTCGTTGTTTATTATAAACTGGAGTTGGCTTGAACGATTTGACTATATTAATATTGATAATGATGAATGGCTAACAACTCATCCAAGACATGAAAACAAATTGGATCATTATTTTTATCGTAATTTAGATAGTGATTTATGGAATGTACATCGAAACCGACAACAAATACACAGTACAGTTGCTCTGTTAAAAGAACACAACATTGATTTTATTATGACCTGTATAGATCCATTATGCCATACCAACGTCTGGAGCAAAAGATCTATTGAGTGGACACACGGAATGAGTACACTCGATATATCGTCACACATAACAACGTTTGACAACATGACTTTTCTTGAATGGAGTCATATGAATAATTTTAAATGTGGCTTAAATGGTCATCCACTTGAAGACGCACATGCAGAGGCCGCAAAGTACATAAATACCCATGTAATAGAAGGAAAAAATAATGGACATAGATAAACTTAGAGAAGAGATAGCATATGACGAAGGCTCAGTTAATGAAATATACCTCGACCATCTCGGGTTGCCTACTTTTGGTATTGGTCATTTGGTTATTGATAGTGATCCAGAACATGGACAACCGGTTGGAACACCTGTCTCAGAAGATAGATGCAATGAAGCCTTTGACAACGACGTCCAAACAGTCATCAATGACTGCAACATCCTATATCCTGACTTTGATGAACTCCCAGAAGAAGTCCAAAGAATAATTGCAAACATGATGTTCAACATGGGTCGTCCAAGACTTTCAAAGTTCAAAGGCATGAAACGTGGCGTTGATGCTAGAGATTGGAATGCAGCCGCAGACGAAATGGTTGATTCAAATTGGTACCGTCAAGTAACCAAACGTGCAGATAGATTAGTCGCAAGAATGCGAGCAGTTGAGATAGATGATTAAAATCTACGCTCTTGTTATTGTAGTAGCAATACTAGGCGGTGCATGGACAATCTGGAAAGCAGAGTAAAATGATTAGTTTTGATATAGAGAATATTACCAAAGGCATTGGAATAGTTACTGCTACCTTTGCATTGATTGGTGGTGGATATACTCTATATGATAAACTAGGTATTGAAGACCCTATCTTAGAATGGGCTCCAGAGTATTTTGAAATCTCTGATGGCCCTGCTGATGGGGAATTTAGGGTTATTGTCGCAAGAGAAAAGTTGCGTGATGATTGTAAGGTAAAGGACTTTAGATTGGAAGTTAGAGACAGTGAATATATTGTTCATCCAGCAGTTCCAAGTGTGACTAAGTTCTCTGGGCCTGCAAATGATAAGATTGACAAGTTTGGTTACAAGATTTCATTTGATGGACACCATAAAACTAAAGTTGCAACTGGTGAGGCAACTCTACTTGCACACATTGATTATGAATGTCCAGAGGGCCCTGTGGTAGTAAACTACCCAGACCATGAAAATTTAAGATTTGAAATAACAAATGATTAAATTATATGCATTAATAATTATTGTTGCAATACTAGGCGGTGTAGGTTATGCTGCCAAGTCTTACTACACAAGCACGCAAAATACAATAAAAGTTCTACGTGAGAACAATGCAAAATTAGAAATTGCCGCTGAAACTGCTGAGGCAAGCACAAAAGCACTGCAAGCAGATATTGCAAAATCAGCTGCACTTAATAAAAAATTACAACAAGACCTACAAAAAGCCGAAGCATACGGCGATGAACTTCGTTCTAAACTCAACAAGTTGAATTTAGTAGTCGAAGCATTAAAAGATGCAAAATTATTAGAAGGAAAAATGAATGGCGCAACGGCAAAGTTATGGCGTGAGTTTATGGGTGATACTGGTAACGTTAACCAGCCTCCTCTTCCTAAGTGGTTGCACGAGTCTGATGCAGGAACCACAAGTGAAAGTAGTAACCCAGGTACAGAAGATAAAGATACCAACAGTAGCTCGCCCAAAAGCAGTACAGTTAACTGATACCAGAACGTTCGTAGTCACCAAAGACAACTACGAGGAGTTTGTAAAAGAGTTTACAACAGTTTATGGTGAACTTGCCTTTGTTGCACTTAGCATGAAAGACTACGAAAATCTTGCATTGAACCTTGCTGAGATCAAAAGATACTTGCAACAACAATCTGAAATTATTGTATACTATGAAAACGCAGTAACCGAAGAGCTTGACAAAAGCAAAGAAAAGTAATACAATACACTATGAATCCTTATAATATATTGGGCGTTGCAAAAGATGCAACTGCTGATACTATCAAGCGAGCTTACAAGGAAAAAGCCAAACAACATCATCCTGACCGTGGCGGAGATGCTAACCGATTTGCTGAGATCAGTAATGCATATGACGTGCTGAAAGATCCTCAGAAACGCAGTGCGTATGATCATTACGGCACTACAGACCCACAAAAGCAAGGTTTTGGCTTTTCGCAGTCGCAAGGTCAACCCTTTGACTTTGATACTATATTCAACATCTTTGGACAACGAATGAATCCAAATCGACCACAACGTCCAAGAGATGCAAGAATAACAATGGCAATTGATTTAGAAGATGCAGTCAAAGGTGGAAAAAGAACTCTTGCACTACAGATGCAGGCTGGACAAAATACCATCGAAGTAGATGTTCCTCCGGGCGTTGTTGATGGAGAAAACATTAGATATCCAAAACTTGGTCCTGGCGGTCTTGACCTTGTGATACACTATCGTATTAAAAAACATCCACGTTGGCAAAGACATGGCAATGATATGCACACAGAACAGGATGTAAACCTCTGGACACTCATAGTTGGTGGCAATATTAAAATTACTGATATAATTGGACGCAGTTTTAATTTAAATATTCCACCAAGAACCAATCCTAGTAGTGTCATGCGTTTAGCATCATGTGGCGTTCAAAGAATTGGACACAATCCTGGCGATATATTTGTTAAAATAAATGCAAAAATTCCACATGCGATTCCAGATGAAATAATTCGTGCTATTAAGAAACACACTCAATAAATATAAAAATAAAGGAGAATCATGCAACACAGTCCTGAAATAGAACAAATACTTGCAACTGCTCATAAAATTGCTAAAGACAAGAAACACGATTATGTAACAATTGAACACCTTACATTAGCAATGGTGCAGTTTCCAAAATTCAAAAGATGCGTTGAGTCTTTTGGTTCCAGTTCTGATGCTATTGTTTCAGATCTAAATTTGTACATTGATTCACAAACCATGCTAGTAAGTAATCCTGTTAAAGGTGACCCAAAAAAAACCAATGCACTAGAAAGAGTTTTTAACAGAGCATTGACACAGGTTATGTTTGGTGGTAGACGAAGCATGGAGACCATTGATCTATGGCTGGCAATAATGGCCGAAACAAACAGTCACGCTGCCTACTATATGCTTAAACATGGACTTGTCAAACAAGAATTTGTCATGCACTGGCAAACTACATATGATGGTAAATCCAAAGATGGCATCGACATTTCACATGCAAATGAAATACTAAGCGAACACTGCATAAATGTTAGTAAACTAGCCAAAGAAGATAAACTTGAACCAGTTATTGGTCGAGAAACAGAAATTGAACAGATTGTTACAGTGCTTGCAAAAAGATTCAAAAGCAACGTGCTAATGGTAGGTGATCCAGGAGTGGGTAAAACTGCTATTGCTGAAGGACTTGCTACACGCATAAAAGAAAATACTGTGCCAAAGTTTCTTAAAAACTTCGAAGTATGGGGTTTAGAAATAGGTAGTTTGCTTGCTGGATCTAAGTATCGTGGTGAATTTGAAGAAAAACTTAAAGATATAATAGCGGCATTGGAAGCAAAAAAGAACTGTATACTTTTTATTGACGAAGCACACACAATGAAAGGTGCTGGTTCAACCGGTGGAAGCAGTTTGGATTTTTCTAATATGATTAAACCTGCTATTACAAAAGGCAATCTTAAGGTTATTGCAAGTACAACCTGGGAGGAATTCTACGATAGTTTTGAAAAAGATCGTGCATTGATGAGGCGCTTTTACAAAGTAAGCATAGATGAACCTGACAAAGATACCACTGTAAAGATACTAGAAGGACTACGTCCTAGATTAGAAAAGTTCCACAATGTCGCAATAGACAAAGGCGCCATTGAAAAAGCAGTTGAATTAGCAACTAGATACATGCACGACAAGAAAAATCCAGACAAGAGCATAGACCTAATAGATGGAGCATGTGCAACTGAACGTGTTAAAGATCAAGAAGGTTTGGTAATTACAGAAGATTTAATTGACAAACAGGTTTCAAGAATTGCAAACATTCCAGAAACAAAAGTAGCAAGTGATGCTAGTGAAAAAGTACAAAATCTAGATAACAACATCAAAGAAAAACTTTTTGGACAAGATCATGTAATAGACGAAGTACTAGAAAGGCTCTATGTAAACTATGCAGGAATAAGCACACCAAATCGTCCAATGGGAGCATTTTTATTTCTTGGTCCTACTGGCACAGGTAAAACTGAATTTGCTAAATTATTAAGCAACAACTTAGAAATGCATCTGTTGCGTTATGACATGAGTGAATATCAAGACAAACACACAGTTAGCAGTTTGCTTGGTGCACCTCCAGGGTTTGTTGGCTATGATGATAGCACACTCAGCGGTGGTAAACTGATTTCAGATGTTAGTAAAAATCCTTACAGTGTGCTGTTGTTTGATGAGATTGAAAAAGCCCATCCAGATGTAGCAAACATATTTCTACAAATGATGGATGAAGGTAAGGTCACAGGATCAAATGGCAAAACTGTTGATGTAGAAAACTGTATTATTATACTAACATCGAATCTTGGTGCTAGAGACAACGAAAACAACAACATTGGATTTGGTCAAGAACTTGCTCGCACTGGCAGTGAAGACAAAGCCGTTAAAGATTTTTTCAAGCCAGAACTACGCAACAGATTGGACCTCACAGTCAAGTTCAAAACATTAGAACCGTTAGCAATCAAAAAAATTGTTGCCAAGTTTATCAACGAACTTAGAGCAAACCTAAAACAAAAAAATATTAATATTATTGTTACAGAAGCAATGGTAAACTATCTTGTTGACGTTGGATATGATCCAAAGATGGGTGCAAGGCCATTGGGCAGAAAAATTGATGAAATTATCAAAGTGCCGTTAAGTAAGAAGATACTTTTTGAAAAATTAGAAAATGTTCATGTGACTGCTGACGTATGGTTCAAAGGCAAACGTCCAAGAATTACACTTGACACGAAACCAAAAGGATCACCAGCTGATGCTTACATTGACACAAATGGTATTGTAACTGTTAACGAAACACAAGAATAGGAACGGATAAATAACAGCATGGCAAAGATAAATTCAACATCAATAGCAATTACAGTAAGTGAACTGGTCAAAGACGATTCTCCAAGTAGAGAACTATTAAGTCAAGAAGTAATCTCACAACTAGAGCAAGTA